AACTGTTTGTTCCTACTACAGAGAACAGGCCTTTGACACCTACTACTATTTCTGTGAAGAAGCAGACTTCTTATGGTAGTGGTGAAGTTACACCTGTTGAGTTTGATGGGGCTATGGTGTTTCTTACTAAGTCAAAAGGTGCAATTAGAGAGTTTGTATATTCTGATGTAAGCCAAGCATATAATGCTGATGCACTTACATTATTGTCACCACACATTATTGGGACACCTACACAAATGGTGTCTCAGCGTGAAGCCTCAGACCAGATGGAAGCTTATATGTATCTGGTCAACGAAGACGGTAAGATGCCTGTATTTATGTCTATCCGCAAAGAAAACTTGCAGGGATGGTCTGAATGGTCAACAGAAGGTGACTTTAAGAATGTTGTTGTGGTGAACAGAAAAGTCTATTGCATTTGTGAAAGAACTATAGACGGTTCTACATTTACATCACTAGAGCTACTAGACAACGAATATCACACAGACTGCGCTATTAAAGACACAAACTCTACAGCCAAAACTAATTGGACTGTTGCACACATGCCAAATACGACTGTGGTTGTTAAGTCTGACAATTACTCGATGGGTACATATACAACAGATGCAAGCGGTAACTTTACGCTTACAGCGGCTGTAGACAACATTGAAGTTGGCTTAAGCTATACACCCCAGCTAGTAACACTACCGCCAGAGTTTCAATTGCCGGATGGTATATCATTTGGTCAAAAACGCAGGGTAGTTCGTGCTGTACTGGACTTAAATGAAACGCTAAACGTACAAACAAAAGGTACGACATTGTTGATTAGAAGAGTTACAAATAACTTTGCCAATCAACCTGACCCTGTTACTGGTCGTAAAGAAGTGTATTTACTAGGATGGGGTAATGAAGGTACTGTAACAATAACCCAAGACGAACCGTTGCCCATAACGATTAACGGTTTATTGCTAGAGGTGGAAGTATAATGGGCTTAGAAATGGCTATTGCTGGTGCGGTTATTGGACTTGCGGCAGCTAGAAAAGAAAAAGGCATTTATGAAATGGAAGCCACGTCCTACGAAGAACAGGGCAAAATGGCTCAAATGCAAGCCAAACAACAAGAAGAAGAGCGTGAAAGAAACTTACGTCAACAGCTTGCTTCATTAGGTACATCTATGTCTGCACAAGGCGTAGTTCTTGATAGAACACAAGGCTCTGTAGGTGCTTTGCAAAAGAACGAAGTAAATATTGCTAAAAAGGATGTGTCAGCGATTAAACTTATGGGTATGTCAAATAGACGTAAGTATGATATTAGCGCAAAAAGTTCTAGGGAAGCTGGTCAAGCGGCTATGATTAGAGGTGTAGGTCAAGCTGTCACTACAATTGGCAGTGCAGTACAAGCTGGTTCGGGAACTCCATAATGGTATTTCAAAAAACAAAAGGTAGAAGCGTATATACACAGCCCGTAGGAATGCCTGATTTATCTGGTTTTAAACAAGCGGCACGTTCTTACCAACAGCTTGGTTCTTTGATAACTGAGTTTGGAACTGAAATTCGTAAAAAAGATTACAACGATGCTATTCGTCAAGCTGAAGTAGACGGCAAGAGTGCTGGAACAAAGTATGTTAAAGATGAAAATGGCGAATGGAAACTAGCTCCTCTTGTAAACCTTGATTATACAAAATCTGTTCAACATCTGCCCAAAGCCGATCAAGAAGGTGTTTTAAAAACTTACAGAGAAGCGGCTGTAGGTGCATATACCGCAAGAGCTGTCAACGATATTAATTTTGCGGCTGGTCAATCCTACGCAAATAATAGAAATAATCCTGGGGGCATTCGTTCAGAAATGAATGGATACATACAGGGATTAAAGGAGCAAGTGCCTGATGAGGTATTTGTTCAATTAGCACCTAAAGTAGAAGCGGCATTTTTAGCATCAGAAAACAAAGCCTTTGCCCAGCAACAGATAGATGCTGATGCGGCGGCAGTAGCTGATTTTACAACCAAGTTTAATTCTAACACAAAAGAACTTGGGAATATGTATTCCGTAGGTCCTGTGGGCGATGATGATACGTCTGTAGAGGGCTTTGAGATGCGTATTAGTGAAATAACTGAAGAAGATGAACAAACACTACAGCATCTTCAAACACTAGGAATGAATCCTACAGAAGTAGACGAGTTGAGAGCTTCAAGAGTTAATCACATTACTCAAAGGGTAGGTGAATCTTTTATTGAAAAGACTTGGCTTACATCTGATGGTGATTTAGAGCAAACACTTTTGGCTGTAGAAGATATTGTAAATCAAGCAAGACAAGATACTGACGTTGATGCAGATACTTTGCGTAGCACTTTAACAGCAAAAGCTACAAGACTGGAAACTCTTGATAAAGCCAGAAAAGCTGAAGCCGCAGAAGAAAGAGAAAACATATTCCAAAACTATAATTACAGGGTGTATGTAAAAGGTGAGGATATTAGCACTGATTTGGCAAATCCAAACAGTGACATCTACAAGCTAGAAGGTTCTCAAATTGGTTCTTTGCTTTCTGTTAGTGATGCAAAAAGAGAAGAATTTATTAATGACGAATATAACAAAAACGTTTCATTAATTAAAAATTGGGAACAGTTTATGGGGACTCCTTTTGAGAAGGATTTGCCAGAAAACTTTAACAACATCTTTAAGATGTGGAAAAATGGTGTTCTTGATTTTGAAAAATTTGCAGAAGCAAGAAGCTTTTATGTATCTTATTTTGATAAGAAATTTTTAGAGCCAAATATTTTAAAATCAGAAGTACAGCTTGTAAGGGAGTTAGGGAAGGGTAGTAGCTACGCTATTTCCCCAGACCATTTTAGAGCAATTGCCCCTGACCTTGTGTCAAGAAAGGTAATTGGCAAAGGTAGAAAATATGAAGACTTAGCGGCTTATGAAACTGCAATTGGTTCTTACGCAAAAGAATACTATAAACAAATAAACAAAATCAACGAAGGGCGAAAAGCCTTATCTCATGCTCAAGCTGGTATTGGTATTTCTGAGACAGAAATGGAATCAATACATAACTATACTCCCAATTATAAAGCTATATTACCCCCTGACGAGAACGGTCAAGTTAAAGTAGCGGAACTTGATTTTCTTACTGATGATGATGTTTTGTTCCAAGCTTCAGCAGATGCGGCAGATAGATTTGCTAATGAAACTAATGGCTTGCTTTTACCGGAAGCCAAAAGAATTTTCGAAAGTGCTAGAAGTAGTGAAGAACTAGCTGACAAGTCTGTAAGAATTATGGGTCAAATCATTACTGGCATGTCATCTGTGAGTGGTGAATCTCAGCAAGTTGAAATGAACCATTTCTTTGACATGAATAATTTTTCAGAGGAAGACAGGCACTTCTTTACATTGTCTTCCAAGATAGGCGTTGCAAATGCAATAAAAGCTTATGAAGGCAAAAGAGATATTGGATACAATAAAGGCGTTGAAAAACTATTTCCAAACAGACCAGAAGGCAAAAGGCTTGATGACGCTGTTGATGAAAAGTTTGACGAAGTGTTTCGAGATGCTTTAACGGGACATAACTGGTGGAAACTTCTTAATCCAAAGATTAGCCAAACTAGACAGGCTCAACTAAGAGAATTTGCCATGAGTGCTGGTTTGGATGCTACTGATTTATCTAATGCAATTATTCGTGACCCAATCGTTCGTGATGGATTAAAAGGCATTTGGCTTAGACGCTGGCAAGAATCAATGGGAGAAGGCTCTCCTGTAGAGATTATGAGAAGTGCTTTACAAACTATTGGTAAAAGATTTGGCTATGAAGAAGATGAAAGAACAGGTCAAATTCATTTAGTAGAAAGACCTATCATTCATTATGCACAAGCAACAGTTCCGGGTCGTAGATTGAGCGATGGAACAATCATTCCTAATGTTCAGATTACAAATAGAATGATTGCAGAAGATGTTGTTAAGAAATTTTTAGCACCTCAAGAAGGCGGTACATTAAGAAACCCTGAAGTAGACGAAGCTGTACGCAGGGTTTTAGATGACCAAAATATTTATAAGTCTGACATTTCTTTCCATGCGAATATGGGATTCGGAGATCAGCAAACTTACACAGTTGTAGTAACAGACCATAATGGGAATCCTCATGTTCTTTCAAGAAATTACAACTATAACTTTGGAACTTCTGTTCAAAATGAATATTACCAAAAGGTAATGGATGATATTCAGACAAGCAAAGTTAAGGATTTTTGGTCTGCTTATGGTTTGTTTGATTTATCTGTTATTCAGGGAGCTTTTGAAAACTACCACATGACAGGTAGCGACATGAGTTTAAATCCTCTTATAAAGTCATTGAACGAATTAAGACTTAGTACCAGCCCCGGAGCTAGTCCTGAGTTTTTAAAAAGCCTTGGAGAACCACTAAAGCCTGAAGAAATACAAGACTTTATGCGTCTCTGGAATAATATAATTGCATGGGGCAAACTATAATGAGCAATGTAGATTGGGACTTCATCAGAGAGCTAGAAGGTTACAAGCTACAAGGCTATGTACCTGAAGATGCTAACGGTCAACCTCATGGCAATTCAGGTGTTACAATTGTATCTGGATTAGACCTTTCTACTAAAGACGATTCATACTTTGCTGGATTGCCTGATTCTATAATAGCCAAGCTTAGACCTTTTTATGGGCTTAAAGGTGCTGAAGCTGATGAAGTTGCTGGCAATTTAAATTTAGAAGATAGTGAAGGCGTAGCTCTTTATGAACATACCAAGAAAAAAGAATTAGAAATACTAAAAACAAAGTGGCAAGAAAAGACAGGTAATTCTTTTGATGACTTGCCAATGAACCAAGCAACAGCAGTTGCATCTGTAGCTTTTCAATACGGTGACTTAGAAACAAGAACACCCAACTTTTGGAATCAAGTAACCACTGGCGATTGGGAAGGTGCTGAAGCAAACCTTAATAATTTTGGTGACGACTTTAGTACAAGGCGCAGAAAAGAAAGTAATTATTTAAAAAAAAAGACTGAGCCTCTGGTAGAAGATTTAAAATCTCCAGATGATATGATGCTAGAGCCAGTTGAAGAGCCTAGCATGGATAAAATAGATTTTCCTATGCCGGAAGAAGGTTCTTTTGAAGCACTGTTTGGTGTAGATAAGTTTGGTGCTACAGCAGAAGAAAGTTTTGCTGTTCCCGATGATTTTGTACCAACAGAAGAAGCGGCTATAGCGGCAAGAACACAGCGTCAGATGCTTATTGATGCTGAGATGGTAACCGACCAACTGCCTGCTCCAAATCCTAATTTAAAGGTAGATGTAAAAAAACCAGAACAAGGCGTGATTGAATCACAGCCTCAGTTTAACTTTATAGGCAAAGAAAGATATGGAACGCCTATTGGCAGCACATTAGAGAATGATGCTCAGTTTGATTACGATATGTTTACCCCAACAGAGGGTCAGGCAATAAAAGCGGCATTTCGTCAATACAATATAGTTCCAGCACTATCTCGTCTTGGTGCGGCACACATGACTGGAAGAAGAAGAGATGTCCCAGGATATAGTGTTTACAATGATACAAGACTAAAGAACTTAGTTGGTGAAGATGGTCTTTACTTCTTTAGGCACTCAGGAAGCCACGAAGAAGCAATGGATAGGTACAACAACCTGAACAGCGACTATCAGGACATGAAGACTGTAGAAAGAAGTGCTTCAGGTGCTGGTTATTCAGTAATGGCTGGCATTGCAGACCCGACAATAGCTTTGCCTATCTTGCCTAAATATTTAAGCGGTGCTTCAAGATTTAGAAGATTTGGTCGTGGATTTATGATGGGATATGCACCTACTGCTGGTGTTCAAGCCGCAATTGAATTTAACAATGAAAGCAGAGATGCAACATTTGCGGCATATTCTGTTTTTGCGGCTGGTATATTGGGTGGTGCAATAGGTATGCATTTGGGCAAGGGTATGAGTCCTGCCGCTATTGCTGAAATGAAATTAAACGAAGATAGCGTTAGAGTTAATTTACTTGGGGCAAAATCTCAATATTCAGCACAACAAATAGCAGAGCTTAAAAAGATTTCTTCTGCTGGTGCATCTATTAGCCCAGAATTAGCAAGAACAAATGCTTACAGACAGCTTGAAATGGAAGCGTTAGAAACAACTGGTATTGGCATTGAAAAACTTGGATGGAATCCTGTAAACAGAATGTTCCAAAGTGCCAATCCTATTGTTCGTAGCCTTGCACCTGAAATGGTAGATGTTGGTGGTTTGATGCAAAAGAAGGTGCGTCAACAAGGCGAAGCTATGGCTCAGTCTGTGGAAACCACATTTAGAACTACATACTATCCTCAGCTTCTTGAAGCCAATACTGCTTCTGATTTGGCTTACATGGCCTACAGAAATGTTCAGGCCGCATCTACCCCTGCTCGTAGAGCATTGCAGATGACTGGCATGAGATTTACTGACAAAGTAGATGATTTGTTAAAAAGACATGATGGTTCTTTAACTGAGGTTCAGTTTAGAAATCGTGTTGGCATGGCTATGCGTAGAGGTGATGCAGATGCAATTGATGATGCGGCAACACCTTTTGTTAATCAAGCGGCTGTAGAATACAGAAAAGTTTTAAACAAAATCAAAGATGAAGCTAATTCTGTAAGGTTATTTGAAAGAGAGTTGGCAGATGATATAGCTAAAGCCAGAGCCACTAACAATCAAGCACTTGTATCAGATTTAACGGCAAAACTACAAAGGTTAAGAGATGAAGGAGTTACTGTAAACACTGCTCTTTCTTATGTGCCTCGTATATACAGAATTGATAAAATTGAGCAAAACATTCCCAGATTTCTTGGAATTATCAAAAGCTGGGCTATGACAAGTAAGCGTCTAAGCCCAACACAAGCAGATCAATTTGCCGCAGAAGTCTTAGATACTGTTACTAGAAGAAGACCCTTTATTGATTATGAACACGCTACAGATGCTCTGGACTGGATTAAGAATCCATCTGGCGCACAAGCAAGAACATTAGAAATACCTGACGAATTAATAGAAGAGTTTCTTGAAAACGATATTGAAGCTCTTCTTAGAAGCCATACACGCACTATGGGTATGGATATTGAACTTACAAGAAAGTTTGGTAGTTCATCTATGGATGACCTTATCAAACAGGTTGAAGATGAATACCAGAGACTTATTGGCGAAACAGCAGACTATCAAAAACGTTCTCAGTTAGCAGAAGGTTTGAAGAATGACCTCAGGGACATTAGAGGGTTAAGAGATAGGCTCAGGGGAACTTATGGTGCATCTAAAGACCCACATGCCCTTTCTAGCCGTTTTGTTAGAGTTATGAAATCATTTAATGTCCTTACAGGAATGGGCAGTGCAATGATTTCCTCTGTTCCTGATATAGCTAGAATTTCCATGGTAGAGGGATTTACCAATGCTTACGGAAAAGGCTTTGCGTCTATGTTTGATAGACAGGCTCGTATTATTAGAACTATGTCTAAGAAAGAGCTAGAAAAAGCGGCTGTTGCTGTTGATGCTACACTAGGTTTAAGAGCGCATGCTATGTCAGACATTGGTGATTTGTTTGGCAATCGATACGCTATTGAGCGTAGTTTAAATGACGCAACTGGCATGTTCTTTTTGCTTAATGGGTTAAACATTTGGAATCAGGCACTTAAAGAAATAGCTGGTAATGTGACCATGCTAAGAATGACTGAATCTATAATGAAGTCTGGTGGATGGAATAGACTGACAAGAATAGAAAAGGAAAAGCTATTAAAGAATGGCATAGGTCAGCAAGATTATACCATTATGCGTAATAATATACAGCGTTTTGGTCAGCAAGAAGGTAACGAATGGTTGCCGAATACCGAAGCGTGGACTGATGCAACACAGCGTTTAAAGTTTAGAAACGCTCTAAATCAGAATGTTGAGCGTATTATCGTGACACCTGGGGCTGGTGATAGAGCATTGTGGACATCTACAGAGATGGGTTCATTGCTTACACAGTTTAAATCTTATGGTCAGGGTGCAATGCAAAGAATGCTTACATCTGGTTTGCAAGAAAAAGATGGAGCGTTTTGGCAGGGTGCTTTCTTAATTGTTGGACTAGCCGCCATAGTAAATGAGATTAAGAGAGCGCAGTATGGTCTTGATAGTGCTGAATCTTTTGACCAGAAGTTAATTAATGCAATTGACAGGTCTGGTTTGCTTGGATGGTTTACTGACGTAAATAACGCTATGGAAAAAGTTAGCGATTACCAGTTAGGAATGCGTCCATTGCTTACAGACCAGCAATCATACCCTGTATATACAGCGGCTAAAGCTGGTGCTGTATTTGGTCCGAGTGCTAGTGCGGCAATCAATGCAACCAATGTTTTGGGTGATTTTGCTACTGGCAATGTTGATTACAGAACTGGCAACGATTTTAGGTTTATTATGCCTACAGGCAATTTGTATTACTTAGACCCAATATATGATGGAGTGTTTGGTCAGGGTAATGTGAATAGACAGGAAAACTTGAATAGGGAATAGATTAAGTATGGCTACTATAGAAATTGCAGATAATGACGCTAGAGTCCAATACACCCAAGCCGTAACTGCTAATACCACGCAGTTGACGATTGATTTCCCATTCTTTGACGTTGATGACATCAATGTTATTGTAACAACTGCGGCTGGTATTGATACTACGCTGTCCAGAGGTACAGGCACTGGTACGTTTGCTGTTACAGGAACTGCGGTAGATGATGGATTTTCTGGTGGATATATTACTCTTGGCGACAATTATAGTGCAGGAACTGATACATTCACTATTTTCAGGGACATACCTGTAGCCAGAACTACAGACTTCCCAACATCAGGACCTTTTAATATCTCGTCACTCAATACTGAGTTAGACAAGATTATTGCTATTGAGCAAGAGCTAGAAACCAAGATTAGCCGTACAATGAAGCTGTCAGATTCTGATACTGCCGCTTCAATTACTCTACCTTCATCAGCAAGCAGGGCTAATAAGTTTCTATCATTTGATGCTAACGGTGCTGTAACGGTATCAACCACTATTGGCACATATCAAGGAACTGACACTACAACGACCACAGCCGATTATGTTAAGCATGATTTGGTTAAGTCAACAACTACAGCACAATTAGATAATGTATATATCTGTATTGTAGATAGCCCTAGCGGCACATTGCTCACAAACACAGCTTATTGGGAACTGGTTGTAGATGCTGTAACAGCCGCTACATCAGCTACCAATGCGGCAACGTCTGCCTCTAATGCCGCTACAAGTGCAAGTAATGCGGCTACATCTGCAACAAATGCCGCAACATCAGAGACAAATGCAAATGATTGGGCTGTTAAAACAAACGGTATTGTTGATAGCACAGATTATTCATCTAAGGCTTGGGCTATTGGCGGCACTGGTGTAACCGATCAATCTGGTGCTGGCCCTGCAAAAGACTGGGCGGTAGAAACTACAGGTCAAGTAGATGGCACTGAATATTCTGCTAAAGAATATGCGGTGGGTACACAGACAAGAGGCACAACTGGTTCTGCTAAAGACTGGGCTACCTATACGGCTGGTACTGTAGATGGTGCAGAATATTCTGCGAAATATTACGCAGAAGAAGCGGCTGCATCTGTTGCGACCTTTGATGATAAGTATGCTGGGGCTAAAGCAAGTGACTCTGCGGCAGATACTTACTTTACAACAGGCGGTAGAACAAAAGATGCTGGGGATATGTATTATAACTCATCATCAGGTGTAGTTAGGATTTGGAGTGGCACTCAATGGGAAGATGCCGCAGTTTCCACGGCTGGGTTTGCTACGGCTGGCTTTGCCATAGCCATGTCGATTGCACTATAGGAGATTAAAATGGCACAAAACTTTAGACGTTACACATTAAACGCAGTAGGCACTGCGGCGGCAGATATACCAGACGGTGCTAACTTTGACAGTTACGATACCATTGTTGGCATCCATATTACTAATGTAACGACCAATGCTATTAATGTTGATTGCTATATTAACGATGGCACTAACAATATTTACTTGGTCAAAGGTGCGCCAATAGCCGCTGGCGGTGCATTACAAGTCCTGGACGGTGGTGCAAAGGTAGTGGTTCAGTCTGGTGACAGGTTGTGGGTACAGTCAGATACAGCATCATCTGCTGATGTATGGGTATCTGCTGTTGATGATATTAGCTCATAGGTGAAGCATGGGATATGTAGGCAACCAAACATCTAACAGCTATTCCTCAATGGACAAGCAGACCATCACTGGTGATGGCGGTGCGTCTTACACTCTGACCCATGCTGTAGCCAATGCCCAAGAGATTGAGGTGTTTGTAAACAATGTGCGTCAGGAAGCTGGCGTTGCATACACAGTGAATGGTACTGCACTTAACATGACAGGCAATGTAGCCAGCACAGATGACTTCTACGTTATCTATCAGGGCAAAGCATTGCAGACTGTAGTACCGCCTGATGGTTCTGTAAGTACAGGCAAGCTGGCTAATGGTGCGGTGACATCTGCGAAGTTGGCTGGATTGACCTCATCTGATATGCCAACAGGGTGTGTACTGCAAGTTAAAAGCGCAACTAAAACAGACAAGCAATCAACAACAAGCGCAACACCTTCAGATATTACAGGGTTAAGTGTTTCTATTACGCCAACTAGCACATCAAGTAAAATACTTGTTCTGACTAATATTAACTTTGGTGGCGACCTTAATGTTTACGGTGCATTTGATATTCTTAGAGGTTCGTCAAAGATAACCGAAAGCACTTATCCCACAGGAAATCAAATAGCCGCGACTATTGCAGTCGGTGGTGATGATAATAATTTCAACTACAAAATGATGACGGCTTCTCATAACTTTTTAGACAGCCCTGCAACTGCATCTGCTGTTACTTACAAAGTGCAGTTTTCGTCAACAGTAAATTCTACAGAACTTACCATTAACGCACCACATGAAACTGATAACGCGGCTTATATTCTTGGCGGCACATCAACGATTACCGTTATGGAAATCGCAGGATAGGGAGACTCTAATGGCATTATCTAAAATTGACCCTGTCTCTTCTATAGATTTAGCAGATACAGAATACTTCCACGTTGATTTAACAACGGCTCAAACTGGTTTAACAGATAATAACAAAGAAACTGTAGATTTTGGCGGTAGTGGTACTGTTAAGTATGATACTAAATCAAACTTTGATTCCGCAAATGATGCGTATCTTCTTGATAGCAGTGACGGTGTTTATTTAATTTCTTACAGCATTGGACTTCGTTGTGAAGATTTAGGTGCAGAATCTATAATTGATGCGGCAGCATATATAAGAATATCTGAAGATGGTACAAACTTTTCAGTCAAATATGGTGCTGGCGCACATCTTCAAGATAATTTATCTGACGAAATTGGCTCTATAACTTTAAGTGGTACTTTTATCTACAAAGCAACCACCGCTACAACAAAAATTCAATTACAAGGGTATGTTAATAACTCAGGAACTAGCACTGTTGATTGGGAAGTTGCTGAACACGCTGGAAGTTTAACAGGCACTGCTCCTTCTGGCAGCACTAATGCACGTTGCACATTTCTTTCTATAGCGAGGATAGCATAATGCCATACATAGGTATAGCCCCCTCTAGTGGGCAATTCAAAAAGCTAGACAGCATCACTGTAGTAAACGGTCAGGCCGCATACACAATGCAGTACAGCAGTGCAGACTTCAAACCAGCTACTGCTGAACAGCTTATTGTATCTGTAAACGGTGTTATCCAAGCCCCTGGCGATGCTTACACAGTGTCAGGCTCAACGATTACATTCTCAGAGAACCTAGTTACTGGCGATGTCATAGACTTCATTGTGGCTCTAGGCGAGGTGGGTAACACTGTAACGCCTGTAGATGGCTCAGTGGATATCAACAAGATGTCATCCAGCATTATGAAGGATACCGGCATAAGAGTGAATGATACGGAACTGCCAAGTGGAACGAGTGTAACTATAGCGGCAGATGAGAACGCTATGGTTGCTGGGGCTTATACAATATCAGGGACGTTGACAATCAATGGCACGTTTACGGTGGTTTAGATGAGTAAGATTTACGTTGATGAAATAGCACCTAAGACTGCTGGAAATAAAGTTATAATGCCTTCTGGTGGTATTATTCAAGTGCAGTACACACAGATTGATGCAACATCACAATGGACTTGTAACCAAAGTGTAGATAAGCAAATAAGCGTGTTAGCTGTAAACATTACGCCTACATCTACTAATAGCGTTATTAAGATTGAGGCTATGGTTAATGGTGAGTGGGGAAATACTAGTTCGCCTTATAATAGTGTGTGGTTTTTTTATAGAGATAGTACAAAATTAGCAAGCACTACTACTGGTGGTGATAAAAATGGTATTTTGATAGGTACAGCAATAACTTATAATGGGGCTGATGCAGATAGCACTGGTGAGATTGCTAACTATATGTACTTTGATACTCCAAACACAACATCACAAGTAACATATACAGTTGGTGTGCATCAGAGTGCGGCTAGTACTTATTGGAACTTAAATAGAACTGCAAACAATCTTGATGAACGTGGTATGTCTTTAATATGTGCTACAGAAATAGCAGGATAGGAGATAATCAATGGCAAGTATATTAGGCGTTGAAACGCTCCAACACACAAACGGTACTACAGCCGCTACGATTGATAGTAGTGGTAATGTTACTTTTGAAAAGCCTACTTTTTCTGTAGCTTTACTTGCAGAAGAACAAGCAAATGGAACTAGTGGCGGTACATTTACTTCTGGTGCTTGGCAAACAAGAACATTAAATACAGAGAACGCTGATACAGATGGAATAGTAAGTTTATCTGGAAATGTTTTTACATTAGGTGCTGGTACTTATTTAATTGAATGGTCTGCCCCAGCCTATCAAGTAGCTAATCATCAAACCCGTTTATATGATAATACAAATTCTACTGTAATAAAATATGGAACTAATGAATATGCATCTGCATCGGCTGGTGTTACAAATCGTAGCTTTGGCGCAATGGAAGTAACGATTTCAACTTCTACTGGTTATAAAATTGAGCATAGGTGTAACACAACTTCTAGCACTTATGGACTTGGCACAAATTCAAGTTTTGGTAATGTTGAAGTTTTCACTCAAGTTAAAATAACGAAGCTGGCATAGGAGAACAGGATGACTTCAGTATTAAAAGTAGACAACATCCAGAACTCCTCTGGAACTAGTGCGATTAGCATTGATAGTAGTGGGCGTATTGTTACACCTCAAGTTCCTTATTTTTATTTTAGAGGATATGCTGGTCTTGCAACAAGCGCAATCGCAGGAACAGATAAGCCAGTATATTTTGATGCAATTGAAGAAAGTCGTGGGGGTGGCTTAGACAACTCCTCAACGCTTGGTGCTAGTTATACAGTTCCTGTTGCTGGTGTATATTGCATTTGGGCAAATGTTGGGCTTACAAACACAGCAGATTATTTAGGTTTAGGATTATATCACGGAACTACCTTAAAACAAAAAGGTTGGTCAGGTAATGATTTAGCACATTATTCAAATCATGTTCAAGTTGTAATGAATTTAGCTCAAAACGATGTGATGAGATGCACGATTGATATAAGTTACAATGTTCCAGAGACATCCCCTCAATACATGAATTTTTGTGGTTACTTAATAGGATAGGGAGACTGACATGGCTTTAACAAAACTAAACAATCAGTCTCTGTCTGCTGTTACTAGCGCAGGGTTGCCCAGCGGTACGGTGTTACAGGTTCAGCGCACACAGATTGATGCAACATCAGTAATTAGCTGTGCTTCAGGAACTGGGACAGAATTTAGCGTCTTATCTGTAAATATAACTCCTGTATCCACATCTAGCATTATTAAGATTGAAGCTATGATAAATGGGGAGTGGGCTGACGAAGCCGCTACTTGGGATTCTGCTTGGTTTTTCTATAGAGATTCTACAAAGTTATCTGCTCCTGCCGCTGGTAATAGAAATGTAGGTATTCGTATGGGTAGTAGTCTTAGCTATACATCGACAGATAATAGTTCTACACCAGAATTAGCTATTTATAATTATTTTGATACGCCAAGTACAACTTCGCAGGTGACATACAAGGTTGGTGTTCAAAATAATCGTGGCACTGCTATAAATTACTACTTAAACAGATGTGTATCAGATACAGACGCGGTTGACATGGAGCGCGGTATTTCAATGATATGTGTAACGGAGATTGCAGGGTGAACCAGAACGACATTGCATTAGCGGCTGGTGGTATTACTGCGCCTCTGTGGTTGCAAGCCCTGAATGATTGGCTAGGGCTTGTGGCTGTTAGCCTGACTATCGTTCTGCTTGCTATTAACATCTGGAAAAGCAGAAAGAAGTAAAATGTCAGATTTTCAAAAAAGATATAAAGGCACTAAAGCTAGGCAATCTACAACTGGATTCGCAGAGTTTGGTCAACAGATTTCTGGTTTTGCATCAAAAGTAGTAAAGAAGATGGGTAATCTTTTTGGGTCTACAACTGCAAAAGCTGAAGACAAAACTCGTTTCCCAAATATGCAAAAGTTAAATAAGAGATAGCAAATGATAGACCCGGCCACCATAGCTTTGGCGGCTAGTGCATTTGCGGCAGTCAAGAAAGGTATAGCCTTTGGTAAAGACATTGAAGGAATGTACAAAGACGTGTCTCGCTGGATGTCAGCGTGTCATGACATTGAGACTAAGCACAGTAAAGTCAAACGTAAGAAAGGCCAGTCTGTCGCTGAAGAAGCAATGGAAACTTGGGCGGCTGTTCGTAAGATTCGTCAACAACGAGAAGAGCTTAGGCTTTATATGCTTAGTATTAACCCTAATGCTTGGAATGACTTTGTTCGGCTAGAAGGGCAAATACGCAAGAAAAGAGCGGACGAAGCAGAGGCAAGGCGCAGACAGATAAAGAAAACATTTGAGATCATAATGATTGTTTTGCTTATGATTTTCATTGGTCTTGCATTTGGCGCATTGGTTTGGTGGGCTTTACATTTGAGGGATTTGTGATGGAACTTACAATGGAACGCTTTCTAGCATGGAAGATATTGCCACGCTTAATGATGTTTATAATGACTTTCATGTATATCAGAGTGATAGAGTGGGGAATGTCATTAGATGATTTAACCACACAACAAAGCGCAATGATTAGTGTAGTTAGCGGTGCTATGACAGGTGCGTTTGCTGTTTGGCTAGGAAGTGAAAAGAAATGATACAGCTACTAGGCGTTGTAGGTAATCTTGCTCAGACATTTCTTGAAGGCAAGGTTGAGAAAGAAAAAGCCAAGTCAGAGATTATGAAGACTGCGGCACAGCATGATAGCAAGTGGGAACTTATCATGGCTGAGTCTACTAAATCGTCTTGGAAAGACGAAATAATCACAATAGTTGTACTAGCCCCATGTGTATTATCCTTTGTTCCTGGCATGGAGACTGTAGTGCAAGCTGGGTTTAAAAGGCTTAGTGAGTTACCAGACTGGTATCAGAACATATTATATGTGACGATACTTGCTGGTTTAGGCTTAAAAGGATTGGATAGATTTAAGCGGAGGTAGGGTCATGCGGTACGGCATCTATTGCCTCATACCCTAACACCTTATAGCCTTTTCTAGTTGTAGCCCATTTACTATTTTTGATAGCTCTAGCTAATCCTAAGTCAATGGCTGTTTCTTTATCTATAGCGGATACTTTGAGTTTTCTTTCTATGGTTATTTCCACATAAACATCAAAGTTTTGGCAATATCTGTATGGGTCTTGTGTTGTTGTATTAGTCATAATAATCGCTCCCTATGATACAGCTACACGCTCACCCCTGCCTTCAAGTATATCATCAATAAGAAATACCAGCATTCTACCGATAGATGCTTTGTCTTCGCTATCTCCATATCCCCATACAAGATAGTTAGTACGACCTCTATCGTCTTCTGTGACAGTAACTGTTACCTTAACTTCTCCAAAATGTGTGTGTTCTACGTTTACAAACATACTGCGATATGAAGAGAATATCCCTGAGCCAGTGACCCAGAGACATCCCTCATATTGCTGAAACTCAGGTGAGAATATAACAGCTTTCTTAGCCAGTATGTTTTGCATGTCTCTATCGGACAATACCTCATGTGTCATTTCTATAAGCCTTAACTGGTAATTCTCTTGGTTCTGAATAGTTTTCATATCTCTTCTCGATATTCTGCCAGCCTATGTCGTAGTAACAAGACTCGCAGAATATATCCATTGCGGCTGTGACGGTATAACAATCTAATTCGTTGTTGACCATCTTGCCGCAATTACGACACCGAGAAAAGATATAAGTTATCGTATTACGTTCACGCTTCTGCGCTTGCCTTGAGAGACGCTTTGGCATTTTTGAACTCATCCGTAATTTGTTGCTTGCTAGACTTTGATAGCTTTCCAATAGAGGTTGCATGACTACGCCAAGCCTTGTCAATGTCTGCAATCGTGGTCGCTGCACGAAAGTCACGAATGATATCATCCGTATCATCGTCTAGGTCAAGCGGTAAGTCCTCACCAGCATACAGATTGAGGCCAAGGCCATGAAAGGCGATAGCTTTGACAAGACAACGCTGATGAGCTTTGTTGACTTCAAAGCCATCAGGATGAGGCACAGACTTGTTCCTGAAGTCTAGCACAGGCATGATTTCTGTGTGTGACAGACCTTGGATAGTGACAGTGACAGCAACGTATGTATGACCCTTAGTGTCACGCATAAACGGTAGCGGATTGTCTTGATTGTCACGGAAGATGTGCTTTTCGAAGTTGGACTCTGGATACTTCTCTTTGACATAAGCCCATGCCCATGCCCATGAAAGATAGTCAAAGTTGTTTTTCTTATCGACTTGAGCCGATACGTCAAACTTAGATAGGATTGACCACGGTGAATCAGTCATTGTGAATCTCCTCATCAAATACTGCGTGAAACTCTGCCCATGCATCGTCTAAATTAACAATTGCATCGTAGCTTGGGTGTCTAACTTGTCGGTATGCTATAGACATAGCAAACATAGCTTCGTTAGCACGTTTAATTGCTCCGATTTGTTCCTCTGTTAATGCATATACAGTTTTTACTTGTGGCTTTACTTTCTTTGGTCTGCCTCTAGGCATCTTTGTCCTCCTTAGGTGCAATGTGAGTACAGGTTAGTGTGCCACTGCGAGAACGTGTAACACGAATCTTGTGGCCTTTAAGATTACCGCCAATGTCATAGTCCATTCTACGACACTTAGCTGGCATTCTATCCTTAAACATAGTTTTGGCTTCATCGCTGAGGCTAACAGCTTGCTTCGCATCAATGATGTGTTGTGACTGGAATCCAAACAGATGGTCATCTTCATCAGACCAGTTAGGTAAGTCACGCATATCCATTGTAAACATATCAGAGTAATCTACAGGTGGCAGAGCCTCTGGAAGAGCGTGTGTGTCGTGCTTGTACATTTGCCAGAACATACGGCATTGGTTCATGTACTGTTCGCACCAACTGTCATCCTTCTTAATCATACGCCATTCTAAGCGGCATCTAACACCAAATAGGGCAACGAGGTAACAACGGTTGCTACCAGCCACAAGCATGTGGTGCTGACATTGTGGCGCGTATAGTTCACATAGTTCGTCCATGTCCTTAAACCCAAAATGAGTTTTAATTTCCAATGGAGCAGAATCCCCAGCAACACGACCATCAAAGGTAGAATGCATAGGGATATCGTCAATAAGAATAGTTTTTCCACCGCCACGAAAGTCTACCTTTCTTTTTTCTAGTGCTGACCATTGGTCAATAATGAATGACTCCATGTGTGAGCCAGCGTCTAACATCAACTGTGTTTGTTTGTTGGGCTTCCAAACCTCTTCACCCAGCTTTTGTCTGATGAGAGTTACCCATTGTGCAATGTCACCTGAGGCGATAACCTTTGCGTCTGATGAGCCGATATAGGTGGCTCGTTCCTTGATTTGTGCTTCAGTAAGCATTTAGTTCTCCTTGTAATCGGCCAGCTTGTATAAGTCAGGCCCGCATTCATCGGCTTGTGCATCCGCCCATGCATCTTCTACAGCATCACGGAAGCGGTATTGGTCAAAGTTTCTGCCAGCAATCTCCTTTACTTTTTTTATAAATAATTCTTTGTTTGTAGTGATAGGTGCAATCTCAGTGGCAAGCCACCGATAGTGTTTTCGAGTCATGCCCATGTTGTCCTCCTTGCATAACAATTCACATTAGCATATATTTGGCTTATGTGATAGGTGAAGTGAATGAGTGAAACAGCTTTTACCTCTAATTTAATCAAGCAATTTCAAAGACGTAGGTACGAATTAGGACTTACGCAACCTGAAGTTGACCAGAGGCTTGGCGTTGCGTCAGGCCTTTGTGCTAAGTGGGAAATTGGTAATAGGAAGCCAACACTGTTTAATGCATATTGTTGGGCTGAAGCCTTAGACCTTGAGATTAAGTTGGAGATTAAAGATGATAGTGTGTGGGATTGACCCCGGACTGACAGGTGGCATCACTTTTATTCATGGTGATGAAGTGGCGGCATATAGAACCCCTGTCGTTACAGTTAAAAAGAAAAAGCTCCTTAATCTTGTTAGAATAGTTGATTATCTAAAGGTATTTCATCCAGACATAGTTTATATTGAGAAGCAACAATCTATGCCGAGGCAGGGTGTGGCTTCTACGTTTAAGACAGGCTTAAACTATGGTCTGTATCTTGGCTTATTTGTGGCTCTGGACATTGAGTATGTTGAAGTAAGAGCCGCAAAGTGGAAGAAAGACTTGAATGTTTCTTCTGATAAAGATTTAGCTAGAGCAAGAGCAGATTACCTACTACCCCAAGCTTCACACTGCTGGGAGTTGAAGTGCGAAGATGGGGTAGCGGAGTCAGCATTGATTGCTTATTGGGGCTTGAACTGTGGCCAAGAACCGTAAGGATTAAAGACAGGATTCTTAGCAAGCTCATCCTTGATAGCTTTGACACGATTGGCTCTTGAGTCGTTAGATACTTTGCCAAACAGAAAGTCTTCCATCATTGAAAGCTGATTGGCTTTGTATTTGTTTAGCCACGTTTCGTCTGGTTTGAACCAGTTTCCGTAGGCTTCGGGAGAGCCAATAAACTCTTCGAGGCATTCCGCTTGTACATCGTACCTCGAAAGACCTGTGAGACAGCACGCAACAAATAGCCTATCAAGCTTCTCATCATCGAGAGACATGCAGTAGCTAAGTGGGCTAGTTCCATCAGCCTCAAAAGCATTGTGAGCATCAGTTTGGTGTTTTTCAATAAGCTCAATATAGCTAGGTTCAGTGTAGCCATCTGGTGTCTCCCCTCCTGGGAATATTGTTTGACTTTCTGCGTAGATGTTACCTACACGATTGATTGCTGAGTAAGTGTATCCAAGTTTGCGATGGACAAGCATGGATTTCATTAGCTTGCTAACGGTTGCATCGTCACCGATAGACCACAATCTTGTGATTGCATAGTCAGCAAAGTATGCATGAAGTAAGTCCCTTTGTGGGTTGCTGTAGGTCAGAGGCGTTACTTCTTCTTCTTCCTCTTCAACAGCCTCATCTTGGGCTTCTTGGGCTTCCTTCATGTCCTTGAGTACCATCTCTTTCGTATCCAGTCTGTATTGGTACGAATTGTAGGTAACGACCATAATCATGTCTTGTTTGGTAAAGCCGTGGTCATCGCCATATACAGCATCAAGTGTGCGGCACTCAGGGGCATCCCAGTGATACTGGTCTTTGAGATAGATAACGTCCATATATTCTTTGCGGTAGTTTTCACATACGTTGAATATGTGGCTTTCTTGTAGATGCTCAAACGCATCTCTGTTTGTAATAAACTCTTCCTCACCAAATAGGTCAGCTTCTATACCAAGCTTTGCACGTTCCTTAGTACCAATGTCGAATAGAGCAGCACTTGTAGGAATTTTTTGGTTTGTCATGGCACGTTTGACAGACTCAGCGTGAAATGTCTCGTAGTCATTGTCGAGATACTCATCTTGCTTCTCATGGCTACCAAGCGTCAGAGCTTGCGCTACAGCCAAGTTGAAGCGATAGCTACGGAACATCTCCTTAGCCTTGTCTGATAGCTCAGAGAGGCTTATACGCTGTTTAACCCATAGATTAGTCTGACCGAATCGTTTAGCTACTGAGTCAAAGTCCTCAGAACCGTCAGCAACAAGGGCTTGGATAACATCACACTCATCAAGTGGATGCATATCCTCACGCATCATGTTTGCATGAAGGCCAACCTCATTGTCGTTAGATTCTAGGATAATGCAGGGAACAAGCTGGTCAGGTTTATAAACTTTTTTTAGAGCATCGAGGCGTCTGTTACCATCAATGACGTTGTAGCCTTTGCCATTTTCTACTACGACAAGATTGTGTAGCAGACCTTTGGCTCTGATTGAGGCGGCTAGTTGTGAGATGCTTTCTTTGCTAGACTTTACTTTGCGTACATTGTCAGGCGAATGTTTAAGCTGATTTAGTGGTATCTGTTGGTGCATCTGTTTCCTCCAATAGAATAGTTACGTCTTTAGCTTCTATGCCAGTAAAAAACTCAAAGGTCTTTTCGTCTGAGGCAGAAGCATAGACAGTTAGTGGGCAATCATGCTGTCCTTGATAAAACTTGATTGCAACAAAGTTTGGGTCATCAGTATACATGACCACTCTGGTACATTCTATAGTACCACTCATTGATGTGTACATTTTCATTTAGTCCTCCATACACGCCAAGTATCATCATCAACTTTACGCATTGTGCTTTGCCAGCCTTGTCTGCGTATAGCTTGGCACATAGACACAGCTTGGCTTTTGCGTACATCAACGCTATCACCAACAGTCATCTTTAATGCAACAGCACTAAATTGGCTGTAAGCATTGCGAGGCGGAATTGGTATATCGCTTCTGATTTCCATTTAGTCCTCCATAATTTTATCAGTTATCGTCTTTGAGGCGAACGCTACGCCAATCCACAGGGGCGCACCAATCACTGAAACCAAGAGGGTCGGGTTGATGCCCACTGCTATCATCATCAACATAATCGTAAATGATAGTGTTAGGTGAACAGTGACGAACCACCCAATCCATCCTGCTTTGAGGTTGATTGGTTTTACTCTGCGTAGATAATTTAGCATGTTTACTCCTCCTCATGCTTTACTTCACCGTGTCCTTGGCAAGTCTCGCAGTGGCGAAACTCACCTATAAGTTCTCCTCCATACCTAAAGTCTGGGCTTGGCACTTCGTACTCGATAATGCACTCGCCCAGACATTCAGGGCATTCCACCCAAAATATATCAGGCATCTAATATTCCCTCTCTAATCATGTCTTGAATACGCCTGCCGTACCAACCCTGCAATTGCAGATAAAGGTTAGAGTCATAAATGTACTGCCATGCTTGAATAAACTCGTCCTCACTTCGAGGCGTTTCAATTCCCTCAGCTATCATTATGGCAATAGATGGGGTCATGTTATTATCATTGTTGGCTTGCATAATAATTTCCTTCCGCATCTCTGTTGAAGAATATATTTCTATAATCCTCATAGCCTTGGCTATCATCTATCAATTCACTGTTGGCTCTTGTGTAAAGTGCCATTTGATAGCGTGAACCTATAAATACAACATCCTTAACAAATTGTGTCAATGAAGTACGAGGCGGTATTGTGTTTCCTTGGTTGTCAGTACCGACAAAAACACCAATGTTTACAAGGGGTTGAGGATAGTTAGCGTGCATCCAGAAGTGTTGATTTTTTGCATACAAACCCTCATCATCGAGATACACACCATCGCCATTTTCATAGAGGCGCACAAAGGTGAGCATACGAGCGCCAATGATTTTGCGATAGTCATCAAAGTCACCATCAAAGTGGTCATAAGTAATGACAGATACTTGTTCTTCAAACGGTTTAATTACGGTTTCCATAGTAGGCATTGTGAACTCCTTGTGAATATTTCACATTTTTTAAAAGAATGTTTATGAGTACCTCAAGTGTACGTTGCTCGAGGCGTACACCATCTCCGTCCTTTCACCCCTGCGGTTGGCTTTGCTACCGACACACTCGGCATCCAACCCTCCTCATAACCATTGTTGTGTGTTTATACCACAACACTCCACAACCTTCTGCTTTGTGTTTGGCACTAAAAAAGGGCAGTGGCCGTTGGATTGCCACTACCCCCTTCCATCCTAGAGGAACGGTTTACTAGAATGGAATGTCGTCATCAACACCAGATGGTGCGTTAGATGTTTGAGGCGCACCCTCTGTTGATGTACCCTTGCTGGCTAGGCGGAATGTTGAGCCTGCACCAGCAAGTTTGACCTTGAATGAACGTTGCTTCTGACCTTCCTTCTCATACTCCTCGATGATTGGAAAGCCTTGAACGAAGACAGTAGTGCCTTTGGTGGCATACTTCTCGATGACATTGGACACTAGGCCTTTGCCATTGCTACCGTCCCAAGCTTCTACACGATACCAGTGGGTCTTTTCCACCTTCTCGCCAGACTTGTTTGTGTAGCCTTCATTGACGGCAACAGAGAAGTTAGCGACCTTAGTACCGTTTACGTCACGGATTTCTGGTTCACTACCGATGTTACCTGAGATTGTGATTTGAGCGAAGTTCATGTCGATTTCTCCTTGCGTTGACATGGTTAGGTTTGAGGCATCACGTCTGTCCTCTGTCACTGCATTGCGACCCTCCATGGTGGGTAACAGTGTCAATCTCCATTGTTAATTGGCTTTTCTTCTTTGCATTGCTGCTTTGATTGTTGGTGAAGAAACTTGTGTGCCAGTGCCTCGTCTCTGTTCTGTTCTGTAAGCCCAGAAACGAAACAACTTATCTCTATTGGCTTTGAGATGTCTGCCAAACTCACTGACAGTCATCTCTGTTGCACGTTTTATCATTTGTTTACTTCCACCCATTCATACTTGAATTTATTTCTCATTGGCTTTTTGTAACCTTTGAGCTTCTTCATTGCATAAAGGGTTATAGAAATTATACACCCCCCTATCACTGCCGCCATCATGCCAGCAAATGTGCCAGCAAACATAGCGACCAGTAAGATAGTTGAGGCGATGTCGATAGGGATGTCAAGCCAAAGAACTTTTTTGAAGTCAAACTTGGCTAACAAGAATAGAATGGCTAGTGCTGAGAACACACCAGCAACGATGTAGAAAATCATAGTACGCCCTCCCTTTTCAGTTGGCTAAATTTTCCTAATAGATGCTTAAGAATCTGTTGGCTTCCACATTCTGAATGAAGCAGACTAGCTTTCATCTTTGTGCTGAAATTTATGTAATCAGATTTCATAAGCTTGGTAGAGTAGGCTTTTATTTCTTCGAGGCGTTTGTCTGACGGGTTGAGGTATGCAACCTCTGCCGCACCGACAAACATACGCCATTTCTCGAAGTTGCTGTAGCCAGCAATTGCACCAGATTTGATTTGTTTCTTTAGGTTTTGCTTGAACATAATATCCTCCTTAGGGACTGAGGCGTTACCCTAGCCCCGGTGGGGACTAGATTGTTAAGAGCGTAGCGTCTTGACCTTGCTGTTGACCCTCGAAGGGTCGTAAGGCAAGTCAGCCAGGTCTCGGGACGAAGCCAGGTCGCTAGACCTAGCTGAGTTTGGCAATGAGTTAGAAGCCAGAGCGTGATGCTCCGGCTTCGTGATGTGTATCGTAGGGCTATTGAACCCTACGACCATATTTCTCTGTGTAAGCTTGACGCTGTTTGGGTGTCCATGACATGTAGACATCCATGGTGACACGTCTGCGGAAGTGCGACCACTTCTTAGTCTTGCGTTCGGTCTCAAGCTGTTGCTTGGACTTGTAAGCATCCATCGTGTAGCCTGTGCGTCTCTCTATCTCAGGACGTACCATGGTCTTGAAGACGTAGTGCATATTGCGTATGTATGCGTATTGCTCACGAAGCTTCTTGATGCGGTCATCAATGTCATCCTGCTGGTTGACAGTGATCTCTGGGTCAGTGATTGTATGGTCTTCATTCTCGTTCTTGAGACGGTTGCCATAATTCTTGAGGTCATCCATAAGATACTCAAGGTTGCGGATGCGAGAATCGACAAGCTTGCAACAGAGTGTCAAGTCATTGCCATCGCCATGAAACATGATAGCCGCTGTCTCAAGTTGTGCGTAGTGCATCTGCCATGCCTCATCGTATGAACGCTTGGCTTGCTCTGAGAATGTGTCGTACTGCAACTGACGTGCAATGTTGTCGAGATACTCAGTGGTTACATCATCCAGCGTAGGTAGCTTGGTTGGTGTAGGTTCGATGTTGGTTAAGTCGATATCAAATGGCATGTCTAGTTCTCCTCTACGATACGGTTGCCAAGGTGTTGTTTATATAAGTCGAAGCATTTTGGTAAGGTGTTGTGCATTATGTCATACGCTGTACCCATGTCGCCTTCCTCAACTGCTTCTTGAAGTCTTGATGACCAAATGACAATCATCTGTCTAATTGAGTGTTCTTTGTTTTTGTCAGTGAATATCATTGGCTTATCCTCTCGATTTCAGTGTTGGCTCACCGTACTGTTTGCCAGTGACTTTGTAGTAGTCAGCGTATGCACGACCTAAGTGTTTGTCGTATATCTTGTCGGCCTCTTCGTAGTCCCCAGATTTGACGCAATCTTCGTAAACTTCCCAGATGTAGTCGATGTGTTGTGCGAATATCTTTTCAACTGTTGATGAACATTTCATTGTGATTCTCCTTGTCGTAATGGGGTAGATGCTAATCACCTACCCCGATTTGGCTTATTGGATGGTTATGTCGATGACTGATGCAAGATACATTGCACGTTCTGTGTCACCGTCAGCTAATGCTTGCTCAAGTTCCGATGTAACTTGATTCTCGTAGTCTTGGTCAATGTTGCCAAGACGCTGTTCTTCTTGTTGTTCTGTTAGTAAGTTTTTATAATAGCCCATTGGATTCTCCTTTTCGTAAAGCTATGTACATTATTCACACAGACCTGATTGGTGCTGTTGCGAACGGCTAGTCACAATGAAAGTAAAGCCCACAACAAAAGGGTTCTGCGAACCCCCTGTCCAAAATGGATTTACGAACGAAAACCATGTCACTCGCAAGAGTGACTCAATTAATATTAAATTCGGATTTTGGATTTTGTTATTGGGATAGGATTCATTAATGTGCGCCATAGCGCACACAAGTAATAGTTATCCGCTTTACGCTTCCCTTAGGAATTCATTGTGCTACGCTGTTCACGGAACAGCCAACCAATTAGGTGTGTGTGAGGGCAATCTAAGATTGCCGACCTGTGAAGCGTCCCTCGAAGGGCGCAAGCAGGCTAGAACGACACTACATGTCGTTCGTGTTTGGGTAAGGGAAAGGAAGAAAAATAGCGGTGGAACGGCTTTTCTGGTTTGTTTACTCACAAAAGAAATCATGTCATCCGTAAGGATGACTCAATAGTTACTGATAAACAATGACCTCTACAGAGGTCAAAGAAAAACGGCCACTCAGCGTACTGTGAGTACCCCTCGATGGGGTGCGAAACAGTTGATTTCGACACAACAGCAAAACATAAACTGTCGAAATCCACCTATAAAAGATATGTAAGACAATAAGATGCAAGAAGTGAGTTGACAGCCATAGATGAAGTATAACTATAATACGTCCGTAGCAAATCGGGTCTTGGAAATGACAACAGCAGATAAACAACAGCAAGAGAAATATAAAGGCTCTATCGTCCCAATGGATGAGATAGAGAAACATGC